GGCGGGAAGAGCAGGTGAACCAGTTCAAGACTAACTCGATCACTAGCCTCATTGAGGTCTAGAGTCGAGTACCTTCCATCACGGGACGCTAAAAGCGCAACCGTTTTGTTTGGTTCTTGATCTGTGAATCGCACGGATTCCCTAGTAAGGGGGTGCGACTCAACTAACTGTACAATAGCCCTGCCGAGACCTTGCTGAATCCATTGAAAATCAACGGGTTCACACGAGATCAGTCTAGGGCCACGCGAGTCTTTTGGGACGAGAACAACTCTCGCCGGAAGACTCCTATCAGTAATAGCATTAATGCTATGAATGGAATCACAGAAGTGCCCCAAGGACGCATAGAAATATGCATCTAATGGGTACTTTGAAGTGATTCTCGCCGAGACATTAGTCCATACGTACTTTTCAGACAGCTTTTGCTTTGTAGCAACAGCTCCTGGACCGTGCCGTGGATATATGTCTTTCGGGTCAAAACGAGCAAAGACCTTGCTAAGCAAGATCCTAGCTCGCCGTGCTACGTCGAGCAATGGAAGTAATCCGTCGATTTCCTTTTCAGGTTGTCGACAGACCCCTCTATGAGGGCGCTTCCATCTTCGAATAGTATTACGGTACATCGAACTGCGAAGGCATTCCCTGGAACTTTCCAGGATAATGTCCGAGTCCGATAAGTTCGCGTCTGTTCTTTCGAACTTCGACGCGACTTGTTGTTCTTGTTCTTCAGTATACGGGAGTTCATATTTGTAATATACAAACAGGATATCTCGCAATACTCTGACGCAGTTTACACAGGGATCCGGAAGGAGAGCCCCGTTTGGTTGGAACACGCGATTAAACAGCTCACCCAGAAATCTGGGCAGCTGACTATCGGGCTGAGGGTTAAACCTCAACTCGACAGCGTTTAGTCTTGTGTCTCCAGTAAGAGCGCGATCAAGCGCCTTACCCAAACGTGGTAAGGTTTTCGTTAGAAAACCTATGCCTTCCGAAGAGTACCTCCGCTCGACGATATTAATCGTTTGGCGAAGGGACTTACGGTTGAATACCGTTCCATATGTTAAACAGACATCATGGAGCATAGCAACGATGATTTTACTTTCATCTAAGCTCTTCCAAGGGACCATATGGTAACCTTTCTTAGAGCATGCTACACTTCATGACAATTAAGTCTCTTAACCCACATATAAGTCCATCCGTATGACAGATAAACAAATACGTGCATCATTCCTGCCATCTATCAAGAACGGCCCCGCACCGTCCACTCTGAGAAGAGTGAAACGTATGGGGATCGCTATTGGAGTTGACACGAATTCAAGCAACTTTGGCGGATTCTTAGAGGTGGTCGGTACTGCAAACGAATACGTAATCATCCGTCCGGCTTTTGTAAGCCTTGACGGATTACGCTTCAATTCGCAGCAACTGGCCAATGACTCTAGGTTTCTCGTTACAGAGTTGCCTTGATGTACATCCCAGACAAATGAAGGCCAGGGGGATAAGTCCCCCTGGCCCGATCTGTGCTAGAGCGGCGGTATTGCATTCGTTAGCGGCAACGGGATTACTCCCGGAGTGCTTGGCGAATACAAGGAACCGTCGCGGACGCGTAGGTCGAGACCCGAGAAGCGACACCCGAGGAACGTATATACCACGATATTGCAAAATATCAAGGCATACGCGACTCGTAACTTCGCTTTCAAGGAATGCTCTGCAGCCGAGGTCATAATATTATAGACCGCCGGTAAGCAGAGCGTTCGCACCGTTACCAGTGCCGTCATACAGAATCGTCGTTGAGGCCCCTAATGAGGCCATAAACGACATTAATTCTGCGACGACATTGGTTCCCTCTGTAATTGCAGCCATCGCTCCCACTGGGAAGTCGAAGACTGCATACGCAGAGATGGTCACAGGCGTAACGGAGTCCACCGTAGAGACGACAGTTTTGTCGAATCTAACGAGTGAACGCCGCCGGCGCTTAAGACCAACACCAGACTCAAGATGACTAATCGTGAGTCGGTGAGGCAACGCAGGAGTTTCGCTTATTTGCGCAAACTCGGTTGAACGAGCGGACGTGGAGAGGCGACTGAATTCAACTTCAGTCCCCGCCGCATTCTTTATTTCATTGGTGTTAAGTGTATTACTTAGCATGCTTTCATTTGTCTTTCTATAAGAAGGGAAGCGATAATGATTCGCTACTTCTTCGGTCTGTGCTTGCGTCGTGATATCACGAGCGCAGCACCGAGGGTGAACTCCGTAGGAGTCAACCCGCTCGTAGTTAACGAGCTCGCAGTAGGCAGGTACGCGTCACGGCGATAAGCCGTTTCGGTCACTGCCGGGTACGTGATACCATTGGCACCGTAAGAACCGGTTAAACCGGTTCCAGGATAAAATATGGGACTAGTAACCTTACTAGACACATAAATACGCCTGGATTTCTTAACGGACCATAGGTATTGCATTATGTTTATCTTAGGGTCCATGTGACCAATCCTCTGCGTTGATAGCCATTGACCTACGTCAACGAGCCAATCAACAACAAAGGACCACGGAATAGCATTCCAGATGATCGCGGGGTTATTATTAACCCCAAACGAATCTAAGAGCGCTAATACTCGAGCATTCTCGAGTTGGTATCTAGTATAAATAAAATTATACTGGATCTGGGCATGGAAGGACGAAGCGGCATTCGTAACTAAACGAGTATGAGTGGCAGTACTGTAGCTTGTAGAATCAGTCAAGGCTCC